CGTAGCAAAGACCCGTAAGTTGAAGGCAGTCTGGTCACCAGAACTTGCACAAGACTTGAACGCATACCACTCAGTAGATGCAGAAGCAGAATTAACAGCAATGTTAAGTGACTACATCTCAACTGAAATCGACCTTGAAATTCTTGATATGTTGATTGCAAACGCAACCACAACAGAATACTGGAATGCAGAAGTTGGTAAGGTATGGAACGGTTCAGCATTCGTATCAAGTGCAACCCTCAGTGGTCAAGCTTGGACATCAATGACCTGGTTCCAAACACTCGGTCAAAAGATGCAAAAGGTGTCAAACAAGATTCATCAATTAACAATGAGAGGCGGTGCTAACTTCGCAGTAGTATCACCAACCGTTGCAACAGTAATTGAAACAATCCCAGGATTTATGGCATCAACAGACGGTGATAAGATGGAATTTGCAGGTGGCGTAACAAAGGTTGGTTCATTCCAAAACCGTTACACAATCTACAAGAACCCATACATGACCGAAAACGTAATGTTGATGGGCTTCCGTGGAAGTAACTTCCTCGAAACTGGTGCAGTATATGCTCCATACATCCCACTTATCATGACTCCATTGGTATACGATCCAAATAACTTCACACCACGTAGAGGTGTAATGACCCGCTACGCTAAGAAGATCGTACGTCCAGAATTCTTCGGTAAGATTTACATCGACGGATTAGCAACAGTCTAATCTTCTGATGTAAAAGGGTAACACATTAGAAATTGGGGTGGCCGAAAGGTCACCCCTTTTTCTTTTTATATAAACTAAAGTACTATTTATACTATAGAGTTTTTCCATTTATGAGATTACTATGGCAATACTAAGTGATGATCCAATAGTTTACGACGGCAATCCACAAGACCCAGATGGCCTCACTCCATTTGCGTTATTTGATGATGAACCAGCATTTAGAACAGACGCCCCACGAGTAGCTGATTATGTAGCTAACCGTTTAGGGTATCCAGTATTGGATGTTGAACTTGTAGATAAAATGATTTATACTTGCTTTGAAGAAGCAACAATGACATATGGTTCACAAGTTAACCAATTTCAAGCACGTGAACATATGTTGTCATTACAAGGATTATCAACAGGAAGTGTATTAACACAAAGAAACATTATTGGTTCATCACTACCACAAATTATTCGTCTTTCATCGCAATATGGTACAGAAGCACAATCTGGTGGTAATGTACAAGTCAAGAAGGGATATATTTCTGCATCCGCATATACCCAATCATATGACTTAAAAACATTGTGGGCAGACCCATATGAAAGTGGGTCAGCAATTGAAATTCGTCGTATATATCATTATATGCCGTCGGCTGTTGCTCGTTATTACGACCCATTTGCAACTACTGGTCTTGGATTAACAAACTTGATGGGTGAATTTGGATTTGACGGATACTCACCACCAGTTACATTCGTTATGATGCCAGCCTACGAAGATTTACTTCGTATTCAAGCAATTGAAATCAACGATTTAATTCGTAAAAGTCAATATTCGTTTGAAGTATCGAACAATGTTGTTCGTTTTAGTCCTATTTTTAAGAAAGAAGCCACTGTGTGGTTCGACTATATTGTGGTTGGTGACAAGGAAGGACCAGGTAAAACCTTTAATACATCTAGTGCACTAGTATCTGATTTTTCAAATGTACCATATAGTCACATTCCATATTATTCAATTAATAGTATTGGTAAAAATTGGATTTATAGATATACATTAGCGTTAGCAAAAGAAACACTTGGTAGTGTTCGTGGTAAGTACGATAACGTACCAATTCCAGATCAAATAATAAAAATGGACGGTGACCTTCTTCGTCGTGAAGGTAAAGACGAACGTGAACTTCTTATCAAAGAACTTCGTGATACATTAGAACAAACTGGATTACAGGCACAAATGAAAAAGCAAGCAGAAAATGCCAAAATGATGCAAGAAATGTTTGCAAAAGTACCAACTTTAATTTACATCGGTTAATATGCCACGTTTCGTATCTCAAAAAGATTTTAATTTTTTTCAACATATTAATCGTGAATTATTGGTTGATGTGGTGGACGTTGATGTAATCTTGTATAAGATTGCACTAGAAACTACTGCGATTAACATTTATGGGGAATCAACTGAAAAAACACGTTATACTGGTGTGGAACTAAAAGCATTAATTAAATATCCAAAAGTTCAAACTAATACGAAGGATGGGTTTGGTGTTGACGTAACACAAAACGTAGAATTTAGATTTGCAAGAAAATTATTATCTGAAGTAGAAACCTATCCGGAACCAGGTGATATAGTAGAATATAATGGATTATTTTACGAAATAGATATGACACAAGATTCACAACTTATCGCAGGTCAACCAGAATATTCCACATCACTACTTTGTTTGGCGCATCTTACTCGTCGTAGTGGTATTCAAATTGAGGAGGCTAACACATAATGGCCGACTATAGTAACAGAAAAGCAACAGACAAAATAAAACAAGTAGTTGATAATACAAAAACTACAGAATACCAAAATCGTGCGCATGACACAAAAACCGATGCATCGGATACACCCATCACGGTTACGTTGTTAACAATTGATGAAACACTTATCAAGTATTTATCGGCCAGAATACAACCTATTTTGTCACAAGACGGTAAATCAGTAAAGGTGCCTATAATTTATGGTAATCCTGAACGCTGGAAAAGTGTTCAAAAAGATGGTGTTATACGTGACAAATTTAATAAGATACAACTACCAATTATTATGATACGTAGAACTGGTCTAAAGAAGAACTTAAAACAAAACTCACCAGTTAACAAGTATTTAGAACGGGAATTTGAAACGGGATGGAACAAATATAACCCATATGATAGATTTGCCGCAGTAAATGGTATTAAACCAGTTAAAAAATATATCACGACAGTAACTCCTGATTATTTTGACCTTACGTATGAATGTATAATATGGACAGAATATATGGAACAAATGAATAAAGTTATTGAACAAGTGTCATTTGAGGACGATGAGTATTGGGGTGATAGAGGGCAGTACAAGTTTAGAACACGAATTGATGAGTACAAAACTGATACAACTCTACCAAATGTACAAGATAGACTGGTCAGAACTACATTTACATTAAATGTGTCAGCATACCTATTACCAGAAAGAATGGTAAATAAAACAGGTCAAATTATGCAGACCTCCCAAGAACGATTTTCAGTTAAAAAAATCGTCACTTTTACTGAATTAGAAGAGGGTTAAAAGTCGTGTTTCACAAAAATAATCTATATTTATAATACGAGTACAGATATACATAAGATTATTGGTTCCATTTCCACAGTGGGTCAATTAAAATTGACGCACGATTTAATGAACGAAGATTTAACATCGGTAAAATCAAAGCTTGAAGAAGAAGTAGTAAAATACAAAGCATTACTAGTTAAAGAAAAAGGATTAGTTGATGAATTGTTAAAGAAATATGGAATGGGTTCTTTGGATGTCGAAACTGGTGTATTCACCCCTGAGCAATAAGTAATATTGGAGATTCCGTATGGCAGAACGCATTGTTAGTCCTGGCGTTTTCACACAAGAACGTGACCTTAGTTTTCTAGAACAAGGCGTTGGTGAAATTGCTGGTGCATTTATCGGTCCAACAGCAAAAGGACCAGCATTTATTCCAACTGTAGTTACAAGTCAACAAGACTTTGAAAACAAGTTTGGTGCACCTGATGGTAAGTCATTCTTAGGATTGACTGTAAAAAACTATCTTCGTGAATCAGGACGAGCAACTGTTGTTCGTGTTCTTGGTCTAGACGGATATAGTAATACAAGCCACACACCAGCAATTATTAAAGCAACTGGTACTAGTGGTTCGTTTGTATATGCTGTTATTCATCCTACCGTGTCCGGAAGCGACCTTACAGCAGTAAGTGCTTCTGGAACATCAACAAACTTTGCAGTTACCGTTACAAGTTCAAATGGATCATTTACCGGCACAGGATTAACATCAACCACAGCAGCAGGTGGATATATCGGAAACTTCTTTGGATTTGGAACTACTGGTACAAAGGGTGGATACATCTATTCTATCTTCCCAGAAGCAATAGTAAGTGGTGGTGCATCGGTAGTAATGTCAGCAGAACTTAGTGCAGACTTATTGTTCTTAACTGGCAGTACATATGGACCATACTCATTTGCAACAACTCCTTGGATTCAATCACAAACACTTGGTGGTGTTAACCAAAACTTATTTAAGGTTCATACATTAAGTGATGGCACATCAGCAAATAAGCAAGTAAAAATTAGTGTTCTTGGTCCAAAGAAAGCAATTGTATCTGGAACTTACGGAACATTCTCACTTCAAGTACGTGACTTTACAGACACAGATGCAAATCCAAGTGTACTAGAACAATATGATAATTTAACACTTGACCCATCTGACGCAAATTTCATCGCTCGTCGTATCGGTAACAGTGCACCTGTAACCGACCCAAATACTGGTGAACGTTATTTCCAAGGTGATTTTCAAAATAACTCAGCATATGTTCGCGTTGAAATGGCAGATGGTTCGGAAAATATATCACCAGATGCATTACCATTTGGATTTGCAGCATTAAAGTCACCAATTGGATATTCTGGTTCAGCAGTTCCAGTACCAACATACATTAGTTCAAATTGGGTATCTGGTAGTAGTCGTGGATATAGTACCACCGCAACATACAACAGTAACGCATGTTATGGATTTGAATTCTCTGATATTCCAACTACTAATATGTCATACTTGGCACCACTTCCAAGTGGTTCAATAACTCGTGGTAGTGACTTCAATCTTGAAAACTTAGCATCAAATGAATTATATGATGCAAACGGTACTGGATATACAGTTGCACAATATCTTGCAGGTGCAGCACCAACATTAGCATCACTCTTGAAGTTTACAGTTCCATTCCAAGGTGGATTTGATGGTGACAATCCAGCACGTTTGATTAATATGTACGATGGTATTACATCAACAAACACACAAGGATTTAACTTAAGTTCAGCAACAACAGCTGGTTCACGTGCATATAAGAAGGCATTAGATGCAATCAGTAATCCAGACGCATACGATATTAACTTGTTGGTACTACCTGGTGTTATCTACAACGACCACTCATACATCGCAAACTACGCATTAAGTGTTTGTGAAACACGTGGTGACTGTTTCTACATTATGGATACAGTGGGTGCAAGTGCAACAATTACAGAAGCTGTAAATACCGCAGCATTAATTGATAGTAACTACGCAGCAACATACTATCCTTGGGTAAGAGTGTTGGATACAAACACAAATAAGTTTGCATTTGTTCCACCATCAGCGGTACTTCCAGAAGTATACGCATATAGTGATAATACAGCAGCAGAATGGTTTGCACCAGCAGGTTTAAATCGTGGTGGAATTCCAGGAGCAGCAGGTGTTAAGGTTCGTTTGGCACAAGCACAACGTGATTCACTATACGAAGGTAAGGTTAACCCAATCGCACAATTCCCAGGACAAGGTATCTGTGTATGGGGTCAAAAGACATTACAACGTCGCTCATCAGCACTTGACCGCGTAAATGTTCGTCGTTTGTTAATCACTGTTAAGAAGTTCATCGCAAGTTCAGCACGTTTCCTCGTATTCGAACAAAATGTTGAAGCAACTCGTCGTCGTTTCCTCAACATCGTAAATCCATTCTTGGCAAACGTACAAGAACGTTCAGGTCTCTACGCATTCCGTGTTATTATGGACGAAACCAATAATACACCAGACGTAATCGACCGCAACTTATTGGTTGGTTCATTGTATCTCCAACCAACAAAGACCGCAGAATTCATCAAGTTGGATTTCAACATCCTTCCAACTGGTGCAACATTCGCTGGTTAATAGGTTATATTTTTAACTTACCGACTATTTATAGTAAATCTGTTAGGAGATACACATGGCAAACAATATCGTAGCCGAAAATGAAATTTTCTTTACGGCGTTCGAACCAAAACCGTTCGTTTTGTTAAGGGTGTGTCTGTATGGCAACCAATGACTTTGACCCTTTACGATCCTGTTGTACCATCAGGTGCACAAGCAGTAATGGAATGGGTTCGTCTCCACCACGAATCAGTAACAGGTCGTGACGGATATGCAGAATTCTATAAGAAAGATTTGACCCTTCAAGTTCTTGGCCCAGTAGGTGATAAGGTTGAAGAATGGATTATCAAGGGTGCACAAATTACACGTGCAACATTTGGTGACCTTGAATGGGCAGATACCAGTGATAACGTAGCAATTGAATTAGAAATTCAACCAGACTACTGCGTATTGAACTACTAATCCAAAAAACTCAGGATGTATTTATCCCCTTCGTGATGCAGGTGTTCTATACTCACGAAGGGGATTTTTACTTATAAAATCTATTTGTATCAATTGAAATGATACTTATATAGAGGTAGAAATATTTTTAACTTGGGTGTGTAATATGCCACAATTAACAGAATTACGAGTGGGTCAAGGGGAAACATTTGAAGTACTCGTAACGTTATTACAAACTGTCTCAGGCACACCATTAGATATTACACATTACAATATCACTGGTCAAGTACGTGAAAATTATACAACAGATGAA